GTTTCCCAGTCACGATCGAGAGGGGCAAAGTCCGCACCGCGGATCTCACCCTTAATCAGCTGTTCAAGCTTCCTGCGGTCACGGTCAGCAACCGACTCTTCCTTATCATCGTCGTCGCGAGATTCGGGGGTCTTTGCACCATGACGCTTCTCAGCGGCAGCAAGATCAGCTTCACGAGCCTCTTGCTCTTCTAGTTGTTTGACACGCGCATCAAGAGTCGCAAACTCGTCCTCGAGCTTGTCGTAACGCTCCTGCGCTTCCGCAGGAACATTGTCATGAGGGTGGTCAGTCAGAATCTGACGTTGTTCCTCAACGACTTTACGGCGCGCGTCAATAAGGTCTTTAACAGACACGAAAGTCTCCTTATTGACAGGAAATGAATGGACGGTGCGGCGGGGCTTCTGGCCTGGGCCGCGACGATCTAGACGGTCAAACGCCTCTGATCGTTGAGTTCGAGTTTCTCGATCCACAAGGCGTGGCTTCTGGCCTGGGCCTCGTCGACGATTTCACCCTCAATCACCTGGCAGAGAGTGTTGGAATCCGCGCAAGCCCGAACAGTCTCAAGCGGAAGATTGAAATGATCAGAAAGTGAACGCAACGCACGTTCACCAATACCCGAATCAGCATCCGGGTAAGCCGGGTAAGTCACCGGTGAAACATCACCACGATCAAGGCTCACTTCCTCGATCATGCGGATCGGATACCCATCATCAGTCTGTTCCCACCGGTCACGAGTAATCCAAAAACCAAACGAAGACTGAGTCAGGTCACCGCGCTCCATCGACACCATCAGATCACGGGCGTCGGAACGGTCAGGCATCTGAATCCGATACGCCAACCCCTCAGAATCCGTAGACAAATCCAACGTGCCCGACCGCGTACGACCCAACAGATGGTTCGGGTCGTGGTTAATCAACGCACGCGTATCAGGATTCCGACCCAACGTCCTCTTAAACGCACCCTTCTCAACTTCCTCAACGAACCCACCAAGATCCTCAGATCTCTTATTGAAAACAGCAGCATGACCCTCAACCACACCGATAGAACCACCGGTGCCGTCAGGTTCACCCCTCACTTCGAATTCTGTTTTTGCGTAGAGCTCAAGCGGAGCCGTCGACATTCTCATCTCCATCAGTAGTAGAAAAAGGCGGCCACAAGTATTGGTCGCCATCGTCGATAGGGGGACGGTCCAACAACTGTCGGACGTCGTTCTGTGATAGGTATCCCGCCCGAAGACCCTTCTCAAACACGTTCGCCTGCGTCAACGCATCCATACGCAACAACGCAGCCGTGTTGAACTTCGTGAACTGACCACGAGGAAGCTCACGGTCATAAAACTTCTCAAACGTCGACAACCAATGCGCCAACGTGAACGTCAGAAAATCGATCGAACGCTGCTCACGGTTCGCATAAGTAACCGACGAACCCTCAACACCAACACCAACCCACTCAGGCGGCACCGAAAAAATGTTCGCAATCGCAACCGTCGAAGCATGACCGATTTCGCCAACCTCAGAATCAGCAGGCGACTCCTGAACCTGCCGAACATCCCAACCCTGACCCAACACCACCGGCTCACGACCATCAACAGCAGCCTTGAACCGCTCCTTCGCAGTCTTCGCGTCCTTCTCACCGGTCAACGGATGTTCCGTCGTCAAAATCGACGAAGGGTGCGCCCCCTGCCCGAACCATTCAGACACGTAGTCACGGACAGCAACAGCCAACCCAACAGTCTCCTGATGCCGATCCAAAGGCGACATCCCCTCAACAGCACCCGGACGCAACCACTTACGAACGTGCAGCATCTCATCGTCAGCAACCAGCGAACCGTTCACCCGATACCGCGGACGTTCCAACTGCGAAGACCGTTCAATCTTCACAAGCCCAGGATCAATCACCTCAGCAGCTGACACGAACCCGAACCGGTCCCTCGAGTTCACCAACGCATACGCATTACCAAAAGCGCCCAACGAAACCGCAGCCTGATACCGCCACTCCTCAGCACCAACCAACACCGACGGATCAACCACAAGCGACGACGGCGACGAAACCTCAACCCGCGTACCCGCAGAATCCTTACGGAACACATCAACCGGCAACGCAGAAACCTGGTCAGCGATCAACGTGATACAACGCCACGCCACCGCCAAACCCATCAAAGAATCAAACGTGACATTCACACCAGACTTCGAACCCGCAGACACGTCAAGCCCACGACCCCAAACATCCTGATACGAAACGGAACGCCGCTCAGGAAACAAGCGAGCAACCAGCGACATCTAAACCTCCCGGCTGAACGCAAAACCAGCGAGCACCAACAACACCCCGCCAACAATCAACGCCCAACCAGCACCAAAAACCAAAAACACCCCAACCACCAGACACACCAGCCCAGCAGCCTCAACCAGAGAACTAATCACCAGATCTGCGACAAAGCATCAGTAGGAGCCGAAGCAAAAGCCAAAGACAAGCCCATCAGAATCTCCCCACCCGGAACTTCACGATGCCACGCCCACGAATCCGACGAAGACTTCCGAGCAGCAAACCGGACAGCCTCCTCAACAAGATCCGACTGTCCCACGCTGATCCCAGCGTTATCCATCACCGCATCAAAAAACGAACCACAAGCCTTACGAACACCCAACGAATCCACCCGAACCACTTTCACGCCAGCCTTCTCGAGATCATCACCGACATTCGCCAAAGGACCATGCGAAGCCAAAACAACGGGTCGTTCACGTTCAACAAACCAGTCGACCATCCACGAAACTCCCGGCCGAACCTCAGCGAGCTCCACCCGCCCCGACGAATCCCCAACCACCACCACACCAGAAGACCGGTCAGGTTTCGCATCAGCCGCAAACCAGAAGCCCTCGCCAACAACACCAGAAGCGTCCACAACCTGACGCCAAAACTCACCCGGAATCAGCCTCTCCTCAGCCTCAGTCCACTGATTCCCAATCGCCCGCCGGAACTCCCCCTCAGGCATCGTCTGACGCGCATGACGAATGAACTCGTCGTGAATGGTTACGCCATAAGCTGGTAGACGTTCAGACCAGACGGCCGGATCATCAATGTCTTCATCGTCTGGGATAGACCACTCGAAATAGGCAACACCAGAAGACTCACCGGCGTTCACGGCAGCCCGACCAATCTCCGTTTTACGCAACAAGTACGTGGAATCAGCGGTGCCGGCCGTAGACACATTCCAAATCTGTGGGTTCTTCCGAGTCGCCATCGTCGGCAGCAAAGCCTGCTCACGCAGATTGTCCCGCGCCTCAAAAGCCTCATCAATGACAGCAAGATCCAACGTCATGCCGTGACCAGCCGACGGCGAATTGTCCAAAACGTTGATACGGGAACCGTTCTTAAACACCACCGATGTATTGCCATCAGCCAGAAAGAACCGTTCGATCAGCGGTGACAATGTCCGGTCCATCATCGGCTTATGGTCATCACGGAACTTCTTACGGGCAGCGTTACCCGACTGAGCCGTATACGCCACACGTTGCGGTTCGCCCCACAACAAGCAACGCGAACACTCGGCAGCCAACACCAAAGTCGTCTTACCGTTCTGACGGGGAACCGAAACGATCACTTCCCGATACGCCAACGACCCATTAGGATTCAACTCGAGACCGACGTCGGCAACGTGCTTCTGCCACTCCATCAACGGAGTGCCAAGCTCCTCAGCAATGTTCGCCAGCCGGTAACCCCAAGACTCGCGTTCAGTTCTCCGCGGCGTCGCGTAAGTGGGTTCGGCCCAACCGGGCAAGGAGGTCAACGACGGGCGCATCAACAGAGTCATCTCCAGACATCGCCTCCCGCAGCGCCTTCAACGCCATCCGATACTCACGCCACAAATTCGCATCATCAGGGTTCAAATCCACCTGACCAGCCAACCCCCGCGCAAGCTCAACCTCCGCAGCAAAATCATCAGACGACCCCACCGACTCGAGCATCCGATCAACAGCAGACAGATTGCTCACAGCAACACCAACTGTTCGTTGTCTCGGTTCCCACGAGCCCCATTGCAGGAGAAGTGTGCGACCCGCAAGTTGTCAGGGTCATCAGACCCACCCTTTGATCGTGGCTGAATGTGATCCAGGGTCGGATAGTCCACGCCGGCTAGGAAAACTCTGCGACCATCCCGACCCTGATCGTGACTGGGAAAC